TCACTCAAAGTACGTTGATGATCACGAGCTACACTCAAAGTACGTTGATGATCACGAGCTACACTCAAAGTACGTTGATGATCACGAGCTACAACTAAACACTAAAACGGAATATCGTCGTCAATGTCTTTAGCAGTGTTCCCGCCTTTAGCTTTCTTGGTTTCGGGCACCTTCAGCTCAGTGCCTTTAGGCCGGATTGCTGAAACCCAATTGCCTTTGGCGTCGCCCATTTCCCAAACCTTGACGCTAATGACCATTTCCTTGTTCTGGAGCGCCAAAGCCAGTTGATCGTCATTTGGCTCACCGCCATTCGATGCAAGCTTACCTCCGGCGTTGGCATCAATTGTGGCAAGTGTCGCAAGCGCCTTGTCGCGCTTGGCATCGGCTTTTGCGCTGTCCTTGGCGTTTGGATCGGGGTCTTTAACCCAGAGCTTTTGAAATACCACGCGGCGCGCAAGCTCTTCGGGTTTTTCAACCATCCATTGAATTTTAATAAAATTAGGGTAGCCGTCCTCTTCGCGACCTTCATCCCACTTAGCCTCTTTAATAAAAGCGGCAACAGTGGAGCCGTCTGGGATAAGCTCAATATCCGTTGCGACTTCATATTCCGTCTTGGCCCCGGTTGCGGCGTTTTCGCCGGTCGATGTGTTCCAAAAGCTCATTTGTCTTGTTCCTTTTTAGATTCACCGCGAAGTGCAGCAATCAGTGGGTTTTCGCCTTCTTTCAAAGGCATCGGCTCAGTAATGCCGTAGCGGTTCTTGGCGACACTTGCCGCAGTCGCGCTGCACACAAGCTCGCGTGATCCGTCGCTAACAATCTTCTTTCGATCATCATCCGAACCGCGTAGAGCGCTTGTGAGCCTCACAAAGCCTACAATGTCCACATCATCGACATAATGCGATACGCTTTTAGGCATAAGCCGCAAGCTGTGTCGTGTGTAATCGTCCATGTCTGGCGGGCGCATGTTTTCAAAATCAGCGTGGCTTATAAAAACAACAGCCATCTGCTTTTTCTCGTTAAGAATGCCAGCCGCTCGGCGCACTCTTGCGTGCATCGCAGCGACAGCGGCAGGGCCGTTGCCATAACCGCCAAGCGCTTGATTTATGCCTTTAGCCCGGCCATCCTTTTCGATAACTTCTTTTGAAAAAAGCTCTTCAAGACGCGATACGCTGTCAATTACAACAGTTCCATAATCGTGATCTTCGTCAATCAGCGCCAAAAGTTGACTAAAGAGCATGTCGCTGTCTTTAAGAACCGGGAAGGCGTCTGGTCTTCGATCTTCTTTGATCGCGTTCATGCCATCTTCTGCGCGGATAAAGATCGGTTTTGGGAAGGTTGCGGCAAGACTTGTCTTGCCTGTGCCGGCATCGCCGCAAATCGTAATAATTGGCGGGCGGGGCGCGGGTTTGCTAATCGTTGAAAGAACGCTCATTTTGAAGCCTCCTGCAAAGCATCAAAACCCCACCACAGATAGGTGAGGAATTCCACATTGCTCATTTCGTTGATTCTTTGATCCGTCGCATCATCCCAATTCATTTTATTGGGGCAACCGTGCTTTGCATAGTCAAAGCCTGCCTGCGCGCGAACAGCATCTCTAATGTTCTCGATAGGCCGACCGAGTGCGTCTTCTAACGTCATAATTATACCTCATTGGGTTTCGCTGACAGGGGGCAGCACCTAACACCTGTGAAATTGTCACTAGACGCGCTCACCTTATTTTGCAATAGGGAAAATATAATTTGCAGCGCTAAGGTGAAGAAATGCAAGAATTGAGTTGGATTAGGGAGGGTCTTGCTGATCGGCGGCTTTCCATCGTGGCAGAAAAAACGGGACTTAGTATTCCTACTGTGCGCGCCGTCAAAGACGGTAAAGGCAATCCAACAATCGAAACACTGGAAAGGCTGCGGGTCTATCTTGCAGGCTCACAATGAGCGGCTTCGACTTTGACGCGATACGCCGCGCAAATCCCTTAAAGGATGTAGTCGCGGAAGTTGTGGACCTTACGAAGAAGGGCAATGAATATCATGGTTTGTGCCCTTTCCATGATGAGCGCACGCCAAGCTTTCAGGTTGTGCCTGAAAAAGGGTTTTACCATTGCCACGGGTGCGGCGCGCATGGGGATGTCATCGACTTTGTGGCGAATGTGCGCGGTATATCCGTTGGACAGGCGGCACATGAGCTTGCTGGCCAGACCCAAGACTTAACCCCGCAAGAGCGCGAGGATCGCGACAAGGCCCTGCAAGAGCGCGAAGAGCGTGAGCAACGCAAACGCGAAAAAGCCACAGCCAGCGCTCGCGACTTATATGAAAGCGCGGACATACCAGACCCTAATCACCCTTATTTAGTCAAAAAAGGGGTTCAAGCGTTTGGTTGCCGTCAACTACCAGATGGCCGATTGATTTTGCCGATCATGGATTTTGACGGCAATATAATGTCAGTTCAAACCATTGATGATAAAGGGCGAAAAAAGTTTCACACTGGCGCGCCGGTTTCGAGCGGCGGAATGAATGTAGGATTTTACTTTGGCGGCGAAACCGTCATTTGTGAAGGCTACGCTACTGGATGGTCTATCCATGATGACACAAAAAACCACGTTAGGGTCGCATTCTCCATGGGAAACATGGAGAAAATTGCACGCGAACTAATATCCAAGGGCCGCAGTATCATATTAGCGGCTGACAAAGGCCAATGTGCTGAAAAGATGCAATCGCTATCCCGCGAGTTGGGCGTGCCCGCTATCATACCGCCAGACGACATTGAGGGATCAGATTTTAATGACTTGTATTCAGAACGCGGGAAAGGCGCTGTGCGAGCCCATTTTGACAATCAGCTTCATTCATGGCGCGAAGAAATGTCAATGCGTCAAGAAGCCCCAAAAGTAGATCAAGGGCCGGTTGACTTATGGTCCGAGCAAGATGTTCCAGACTTTCCAATAAATGTTTTTCCACCTGTTATAGAGCGATATTCTTTAGAAAATGCCGCAGCTCTAGGCTCGGACCCCGCAGGTTTGGCATTAACAGCTTTAGGCGCGTGCGCTGCGGCTATTCGTGACAGCATCAAGCTTGCGCCGCGCTCATGGGATAAGGGGTGGAAGGAAAGCGCAAGAATTTGGCCCGTGCTAATTGGCAAGCCATCCACAAAGAAAAGCCCTGTCATATCCCGTTCTGCTTCGCCCATCAAAGCGATCGACAAGCAAATGCTTAAGCAGGGGCAAGCGCGTGTCGCTGAATGGGAGGAAAACGGCAAGGAAGGCCCTAAGCCCGATGTCCCGCGCATTGTGCTTGAAGACGCCACAACGGAAGCCGCGCAAGAAAAGTTCGGATGCTCTCCAAATGGGATATTGCTCCTACAAGACGAGCTTTCCGGGTTTTTCGGTCGAATTGAAAAATATGGCGGTGGCAGCGCAGATCGCGGCTTTTGGTTACAGTCTTACAATGGCGGCTCTTATGCAATTGACCGCATCGGGCGCGGGTCAAAAGTAATTGAAAACCTATCAGCTTGCATGATCGGCGGCGTGCAACCCGAAGCTTTGCGCTCAATTGCTGACAAATCAGACGATGACGGCCTTATTCAGCGTATCATTCCCGTTATGCTGCGGCCTGGACGTAAATCAGAGCGCGTGGACGCCACAACTTCAAACGAGGCATACCGCGACCTTGTGTTTGCCCTTCACAAAATGGAAGGGCCGGGAGGGTCTTTTTTCAAAGACAATGTGCATCTTGAATATGACCCAGAAGCCGAAAAGCTAGCGGCTGAATTTTCAGATATAAACTTTGATCGCGTGCAAGCTTTTGAGGATATTCACGGAAAATTCGCCTCGCATCTGGGCAAATATGACGGCCTATTCTCGCGCCTTTGCGTCGTTTTTCATTGCATTGAAAACGTTTCCGCGCCTTCCAAAACGATTTCTTATAGCACAGCCGCGCGCGTTCGAGTGTTAATCGAAAGTTTTATAATGAGACATTCCATGGCCTTTTATATCGGCCTTTTAGGCATGTCTGAAAACGATCAGATAATGAAAGACGTTGCAGGCTCAATTCTTGCTCATGGCGATGCTGAGATAAGCAATCGAGAGCTTATGAGGCGCGTTCGCACATATCGCAAAGCCAATCAATATGAGCGCGATGAAGTCACAAAAACGCTTGTAGCGCTTGGATGGCTAGAGCCCCTTGGAGGGGTTACAGATAAGGAAAATAAATGGAAAGTAAGCCCCGAGACACACGCCAAATTTGAGCAAAAAGCGGAAAGTGAGCGCATTCGACGAGCTGAAGTGACAAAAATCATTAAACAAACAGTTTCAGAAAGCAATTCATATAATGAGGGGGAAAGCTGAACGGTTTTGGGAGAATAGGCGATTTTGTCACCAGATGTCGCTTACGCATGTGAACACATATAAAATTCTTTCTTTTTTTATACGCATACGCGTGGATAAGGAGGGGGGTGTTTTCCTAAGCGACATTTGGTGACAGTCAATTTTGCTTAAAAACAATTTGACAAGGAATGATCGACAATGGCACGCTGAAGCCATGACCCGCGAAGAACAATATGCGCAACAGCTTTTTGAGGATAGCGTAAACCGCTTTCTAGTCGAAGAGCTCGGAATAGAGATGGAGCTAGAAGAACTATGGTGATTGATGTAAACAAACCCATTGAGGTAGTAGCGAACTGGGATGAAACGATTGTATACCCTGCAACACTTTTGGAAGTGTTAGACAATGGCGCGGGCTTTCGCATTTCAATTGATGCGGAGCATGAATATTTTAAAGACGGACGTCGTTGGCCAGCTGGTGATACATGGCGCTGGCGCAAAGACGGCACTTTTGCACCTTATGCAGATTTAACCTTGCGCAACGTTCAAGAGGTGGATGAGATAACGTGGGAAAACTGCCCGGAATGGGCTAAGGATGAAGCGGCTAAACGTATAGGCTTTGATAGCTGGAGCAAATATCGA